CCAAATAACGAGGGCGATGGTTTTACAACAGCGATTTCAAATTTCGCATTACGTGCTATGCACGAATCAAATGGTCTAGTTAACTTTACTAACGTGGTTGCACCTACACAGGGTCAAACATTCTTAGTACCTAACTTTGCACCAATCACATATCAGGATTACAATGCTAACGGTACCGGTGGTACATTTGGTGCTGGTAATGCTGTTGTACAAAACCCATCATTGGGACAAGGTACAATTACAGCAACTCCTGCAGTTGCACAAACAGCGTTTGATATCTTCTACGGCTGGACAACAAGCTTCACATTGGCTGCAACGCTAGGTGCTGAACTTGGTGAGTCATTTGCTGAGAAGGTAGACCAACGTGTTACACTAGCTTTCCAAAGCTTTAAAGCAACACCTGGTAATACAAACTATCCAACAAGTGCTGACGGTTTCACACGTGTCTTGCAATTAGGTGCTATGGAACTTGCAGAGTCTGGTACTACGGTAACTCCAGCTGCCGGTGGTACAGAAGGCTTCAGCGCCGCATCAGTACTTGACTTAGTTCGTTTAGTTAAGCAGAATTTCAAAGTAGCTCGTATGCCTGGCACACCAGTTATCGTTTTAGATAGTAATGGTGCGGCAGAAGGTTCAGTTGCAGGTCAAACAGGTTCTAGTTTGAATCGTTTGTTAGCTGAACTAACAGGCGGTGCAGTATCACAATCTGGTGGTTCTAACCTATCTGCTCTTGGTAATGAATTACTAACAACAGGTCGTATTGAAAGTGTTTATGGATGTATGATTATGTTCACAACATTCTTAACTACTGCTAATCGTACATTCTTAGGTTCTGGTCCATTTAGTTGCTTGATCGGTGCTTACTTCGGTGACAGTGCTTTGTTCACTGTTATGAAAGAAGGCTTGCAACTTAAGACTGGTGAAATCCCAGGTGGATTGCAAATTTGGTTGACTGGTGTCGGCTACTTCGGTAGTGGCGTTGGTGACTTGCGTAGAGGCGGAGCTATTAACATCCAGCAGTAAGCTGAATTAAGTCTAGGAATAATATAATATGTCAGTACCATATCAACGAATATCAAATGCAACAGTAGAGGACATACAGTTCTATGATCCGGCAGCGGAGCGTAGAGCGGCAGCCCTCAATGTTGATTGGGCTCCATACTTTAAGGTCGGTTCACAAGAGTGGCTGTATAAGTTGGAGTTCGGATGGTGGCAGAAATACTGCGACACGGTGTTAGGTGCTTACTATTATGCTAATCTGCCAGACGGTCAGTTGATTTCAAGTTTCAATCCAAGTCTACTCATTAAGAGTGACCAAACATTAATTCGCTTAGACACATTCGGTGCAATACTAGTTTTCTATGAAAGTCTAGTAACCGATGTGTCTAATATGAATGAGGTTGATGTTCAGAATTATGAATTCGCTAAAAAGCGTTGTGAAGATGAATGGACAAAAGCGTTGCAGTTGATGAACTTCTATGATTTATATCAAGATAATCCTCAAGGCCCAACGACAAAACTTGAAGAAAATTGGACAGCAGACGTTGATTACTTCAATGGAGATAGGAGATATTTCTAATGGCTGAAGTTGCTTATAGTGTATTGAATAGTCCAACAGTTACGCAAAATGAAATTTTTGCAGTTGTTAGACGAGACATACCTACATTGTGGAACATACCAATCTTTGAAGACTTCCCTAGTGATAGTGAAGTTGTAAGATATGGTATCTACATAAGCGATGTTCATATGGTCAGTAGAAATCCTCATCAACTTGGAATACAATACTGTGGTGCAATATATCACGCATACGATGAATTTAATATAACATATATTTCTTATCAAGACGATCCATACAATGTTGCTGTTAACAGTATCATTGCAAACTTAGTTACTGCTGTCAAAGATGATGGCGTTCAATTAATGGATGGATACTTTGAAAGAGATTTTGAACAGGTTCGAACGTATGGACCAACACAAGCAGAGAAGCATACCTGGACATTCAGAATGCTACGAATGGAATTTAATACATAACGCCAACATACAAGGAGACTATAATGGCAAGAATTACGGTAAACACAACAGGTACTCAACCAACACTATTGGTAAGTACAGACCTCATTAGCAACAGTGCTAACTGGGGTAACATAGCAAATACATTAAGTGTAACTTGCTTACAAGACGTTACTATCACTAACAGTACAGGTATCTATTCATACATTGATTTCTGTTCTGGTGATATGCAAAAACTAACGACACCAGCGGATAATGAAATTTCTGTGAATATGGTTATTGATGGTACTGTGTACTTCGGTACAGATCCAGTATCTCCTGCTACTGCCACTGAATATGGCGTTGCAGGATTATCAAATAACAAAGTTCAAGTGCAGTTTAAACTAGTTATGAATGGTGGCAATGCAACAGCAAATGCTTACTACTACGCTGGTCAAGGCTACATCAGTTCATTAGCACCAACAGTAAGTCCTGATGCACCTGTATGGGTGACACCAATGACCCTAGCTGTTAATGGTTCAATGGTTGCGGCGGCTAACCCTTAATCTCATATGAGATAAAAGAATGGGGATGCTCAAAAGGTATCCCCTTTTTTATTGAAAGCAAACAAATGACACAACAAGAACAAGTATGGTATAAAACAAATGAAGAAAAATTGCGTAGTCTTATTGCAGATGAAGCAAAGATGATGCCTATGTTAGACAATATGCAGGCAACAATCAAACAACTAAAAGCAAAACAAGCATTCAGATTAGCACTTCTAAATCAACTATTAGAACAACTAAATGAAAACGAATAAATACATTACAATAATTTAAAGGATATAACAAATGAAACTCTCACAGCTTACAGCAAAACCCCAACTAATAGACATTCATATCGATGATGAAGATACCATCAAAGAATTCGGTGAACCAATCGAATTCTGGACTTGGGATCGTCAACCTATGGACGTGTTTATGAAATTAGCAAACGCAAGTGGTAATGATACAGCAGGTATCATTGGTATTGTACGCACATTGATACTAGATGAAAAAGGTAAAGAAATCCTCAAAGATGATGATATGCTACCTACACATATATTGATGAAGGCAATTGCTAAGGTGACTGAGCTACTGGGAAAGTAACACAGGACAGTATTGATCCTAAATCTGAAAAGATGGCTCTCATACTGACGATAGATGGATTAGGTAAGCGTTATGGTATGCTACCTAGTGAAGTCTTACATAGAAGTAATACGTTTGATTTGTATATTATGGACGCGGCAATGACATTTGAAAATTATCATCATAAGAAATCGATGAACAATGGTATAGACCCACTTCCTGAATATTCTACTGAGGATTTACTATCTATGTTGCATAAGAATAAGGATCAGTAATGTCTGTAACAATAAAAGACGATATCACCGCTAGTTTGAAACGCATCAATAGGCAAATTAGTAATTTGCCTAAAGAAGCTTTTACTGAATTCGTAAAAGGTACGCCTATACGTAGCGGAAATGCTAGAAGAAAAACTAGACTAAGTGGTAACAAAATTGTTGCCGGTTATAACTATGCACAGAAGTTAGATGAGGGCTTTAGTAAACAAGCCCCTGATGGTATGACTAAGCCTACAGAACAGTTTGTAGAAAAGCGTATGACAGAGATATTAAGAAAGAAATAAAATGGCAGATTTAAGTTATACAATCACGGTCAATTCTAGTGGTGCAGTTACTTCTTTAAAGAAAGTTGAAACACAAGTAAAAGCCGTCAATGATAGCTTTGCTAAGTTAAAAACAGCAATTGCTGGTATAGCACTTACTGGTCTTATTACTAAAACAATACAATTTGCAGACGCTATACAAGATGTAAGCGATGCTACTGGCATTGCAGTTGATAAAATTCTAGGTTTTAGTAAAGCTGTATCACTTAACGGTGGCACGGCAGATGATGCTAATACAGCATTACTCAAATTTAATGAGACAATTGGCAAAGCAGGTGATGGCGCAGTAGGAGCGCAAGCCGCATTTGCTAGTATTGGTGTATCATTAAATGATTTAAGAACACTAAGCTCTGAAGATTTATTTGTAAAAACAATTGATGGCATTGGTAAAGTTGGCGACCTTAGCGAACAAGCAAGATTAAAAACAGAATTGTTTGGTAAGAGTTTACGTACCACTAGTTTAACAGGTGTAAGTTCACAGTTTGCACAGGCTACAAAAGAAAGTCAAGCTTATGCAAGTAGCGTCAAAGCTGCCGCTGATTTACAAAACAAATTAGATTTAGCTTTTAAAACTTTACAGGCTAGCATACTAAAAACAATTGAACCATTAGCTAATTTTGTTAATAAGTTAGAGCCAGAACAGATTGATAAGATTGTTAAAGCTATTGTAGAAATGAGTGTTGCACTAGGTAGTATTGCTGTTGCGGCTAAAGGCTTACAATTAATAGGTAGCATTGCAGTAGCACTAGGTGGCGCATTTGCAACATTAGCGGCCGCGACTGCGGCACAGAAGTTTAGATTCGCTGCCTTTTATTATACTGTAAAGCAAGCATTACCAGTGTTTGGTAAAGCAAAAGAAGCGTTTGTATTAATAGGGACTGCAGGTGGCAAGCAGATAGGCACTTGGATAGCATTAACTTCTAAATTTCAAGGCTTCTTGTTTATTCTTAAGCAAGTTGGTGTTACTATTAAGCTTTTTGCTACTAGGTTCTTGCCTAGTTTATTAGGACCTGTAGGCGTATTATACGGTGTATTTGAAGCACTTAGAATAATTATATTGTCTGTCTTTAAAGTTGATATTGTTGATGAATTTGTAGGCGCTGTAACTTCTGCATACAATAAACTAAAAGCGTTAGCCGGTTTTGCTCCAACAGAATATAAAGGTCCAGATACAGGCGACGAAACTGCTAGACTAGCAAAACGTTATCCTGCGCCAAAAATGCCAGGTGATACCAAAGATATTCCTAGCGGTATAGCTAAACAAATATCTGAAGCTAAAAAGATTACAGATAGCTTTAAAGAACAAAACAAACAGACTAATATAAAATTAGCACTTGAAGCAAGTTTAGTATCGTTAACAGAAGACCAAAGAGAAATAATTCAAGGTATATACGAATTAGATGAAAAGCGCCTAGCCTCGGTAAGTCAACTACAAGATAAGCTAGATAATTTAACTCCTGATGAGAAGAAGCTTGGATTAGCTAAAGAAATTACAGCACAAATTAATGCAGTAAACAAAGAGTATGGTATACAGCAAGGATTAGTAGTTCAGAATATTGAGCAGTTGCAGGCCGCAAAAGCAGTTGAGCAGGCACGTGTTACTCAATTAGAATATATGACACAGCAAATGCAGAAACAGCAAGAGATCGCTGGAGTAACTAGTGGCGTGTTTACTAATTTACAAAAACAGTTAGGTGATATTGCGTTCGGTAAAGAACAACGTGGTAGGTCAGTATTCGATCAACAGAAAGAACAAATCATACGCAACATTAAATTGTTAGAGATTGATATGGCTAATGCTGTAACAGAAGCGTTTACCACTGAAGATGGTATAGGGGATGTACAACAGTACGGCATTGAATTGAAAAAAGTTTATGAATTAACAGAGCAATTAAAACAGGCGCAACTAAGTGAGTTAGAGATTAGCACACTGTGGGCTACTGGTTGGCAAGATGCATTTAGTAAATACATAGAAAGTGCTACCAATGCCGCAACAATGGCTGGCGATGTATTTGGAAGCGTTACTAGAAATATGAATAGTGCTATCGATACATTTGTTGATACAGGTAAATTAAGTTTTAGTGGATTAGCAAGAAGCGTCATTGCAGATTTAGCTAAGATTGAATTGAAAGCCGCGGCGGCTAAAATCTTTAGTGGAGGTGGCGGCGGTTTCGGTGGCATCTTTAGTGGTATTGCTAGTTTATTTGGTTTTGCTAATGGTGGTAATCCCCCTGTAAATAAACCTAGTATCGTTGGTGAAAAAGGACCTGAATTGTTTATACCTAAAACGCAGGGAACTATTATTCCAAATGGTGCAAGTCCTGCTACTGGTGGAAATAATACATACATCACTAATAATATAACAGCAGTTGATGCAAAGAGTGTCGCACAATTATTTGCTGAAAATCGTAAAACATTATTTGGTACAGTAGAGATGGCAAGAAAAGAAATGTCATACGCAAGATAAGGAATAAAAATGTCTGGTTTACAAACTATATTAAATTACTGCAATGGATTAGAAATCGATAGACGTAAGGTCGTCGGCATTCAGTATACAAGAAATGAAATACCTAGAGTATCAGGTACTCCTACGAAAAATCCCTGGAAGTTTACATTAGATATACCTAATAGATTTAGATATAATGAAGCTAGAGATTTGATGGAAGCATTGGATAGATTAGATAGAATTACACCTCAAGTAATTACTTTTAGCAATCTGCCTCAATTGAGTTGGATATTTAGATATCGTGGCGCAATGACTAGTGGACAGATATCTGCTGTTACTGTAACTAGTTTTGTTGGCGATCAATTGGTATTGGGTAATCTGCCTAGTGTTAGTTCTACTACTGTATTGTTTGAACCTAATGATTTAATTCAAATAGGCGCAGCCAATGTAAATCCTTATCCATTCACAAGCACTACACAAGTTTTGCGAGGTAGTGGATCAACTGTTACTATAACAACTAATAGACCAAATATTATTACTGCCGCTGTTGCTACTAATGGCATTATTGTTGGTAATGCTTGTCAGTTTAATATGTTTTGTCCTAATATGCCAATTTATAAATTGACACCGGGTGGATATCAATTAAGTAATAACACAGTTGTTGGAAATGCATTGATTGAGTTTAGTGATTCTTTTAAACTGTACGAATTTGTAGGAACAGCATAATGGAAACAATACCAGCAGTAGCAAATAATA